GAGCCCTGCCATGAGGCCAAAAGCAAAGCAGAGTCGCAGCGCGGTCGAGCCCGCCGCGCCTGGTAGGGGAGGGGCGGGTCAAAAGTCTGGCCCGCACCATCTGGAAACCGACCGCTTCCTACTTTTTTTGCGCGCGCGGGTTTTGGGGGGAGGGGTACCCCCGGCCCGTGGGCTAAATCGATTTTTTTACACCAACCGAACAAGGAATTTCTGACATGACTGGATCACGCGGCCCACTTCCGAAGCCTGCCGCGCTCAAGCTGTTGGAAGGCAACCCTGGCAAGCGCTCGCTGAACCTGGCCGAAGGGGTCAACCCCCGGGTCGAGATCCCAAGCGCCCCGAAACACCTGGGCATCGAGGCGCGCAAGGAATGGAAGCGCATCACGCCGCTCCTGGACGAGCTGGGTCTGATCAGCGGCCTGGACCGTGCCGCCCTGGCGCTGTACTGCCAGGCGGTGGGCCGTTTGTCCGAGCTGGAAACAGCCTTCAACGGCATGGTCAACCGGCTGACCGAAAGCGGCGCCGATAATGCCGCCGACCTGAGCTACCCTGACGCCGTGTTTGCCGCCAGCCACAGCGTGACGCCCAGCGGCTACGCCCAGCAAAGCGTGATCGTGCAGCTGATCAAGTCGCACCGCGAACAAGTCAACCGTTACCTGATGCACTTTGGCCTGAGCCCTGCAGCCCGCGGCCGGGTGCAACCATCCAACTACGTGCAGCCCACGCTGCCCGGCATTGACGAAGCCCCGCGCATGCAAAGCGGGTTTGCGCAGTTCAGCCAGGGCCACTTGAGCCGGGTGCAGTAGCACCGTGAACCGATTTATACAAGCTGCGCAGACGTATGCGCAGCGCGTCAGCACGGGTGACATCCCGGCGTGCAAGTGGACCCGCCTGGCGGTCGACCGGCAGCTGGCCGACCTGCAGCGCGAGACAAGTGAAGACTGGCCCTGGGTGTTTGATGAAAACTGCGCCGCGCGGATCTGTGAATTCATCGAGCTGCTGCCGCACATCAAAGGCAAGTGGGCACGCGAGCGCCGGCTGATCGAGCTTGACGCCTGGCAGTGCTTTGTGCTGACCACCGTGTTTGGCTGGCTGCACAAGGACACCGGCCTGCGCCGCTTCCGCGAGGTCTACCTGGAAGTGCCTCGCAAGAATGCCAAGTCAACCCTGTCGAGCGGCGTGGCCCTGTACATGCTGACGGCTGACGGCGAGCAGGGCGCAGAAATTTACAGCGCGGCCACCACCCGCGACCAGGCGCGCATCGTGTTCGATGACGCCAAGGGCATGGCCGAGCGCACGCCCGACCTGCGCACGTACCTGGGCGTGGCCATCCTGACGCACAGCATCACGGTGGCGCACACCAGCAGCAAATTCAGCCCGCTGGCCGCTGAAGCCAGCACGCAGGACGGCCTGAACGTGCACTTTGCCTGCCTCGATGAGCTGCACGCGCACAAAAAACGCGACCTGTATGACGTGATTGACACCGCCCGTGGCGCCCGTGAACAGAGCCTGCTGTGGATCATCACCACCGCCGGCAGCGACCGCAGTGGCATATGCTACGAGCGGCGCACGCACATCACCAAAGTGCTGGACCGAGTGATCTCGGATGAGACCACATTCGGGTTGATCTACACCATTGACGACAACGACGACCCGTTTGACCCCGCCAGCTGGGCCAAGGCCAACCCGAACTGGCTGGTGTCGGTGCTGCGCGACGACATGGAAGCCGCAGCGCGCAAGGCCGAGAGCATGCCCAGCGCGCTCAACAACTTTCTGACCAAGCGCCTGAACGTGTGGGTGTCGGGTGAAAGCCCTTGGATGGACATGCGGGCCTGGGAGCGCTGTGCCGACACAGGCCTGCAGCTCAGCGACTTTGCCGGCGAAAAATGTTGGGCAGGGTTGGACCTGGCGCAGAAAAAAGACTTTGCCGCGCTGTGCCTGGTGTTCCAGCGCGACGGCACCTGGTACGTGTTCACGCGCCTGTACCTGAACGAGCTGGCGGTGTCGGAAAGCGGCAATGCGCACCTGAGCGGCTGGGCACGGTCGGGTTATGTGCAGGTGACCGATGGCGACATCACTGATTTTGACGTGCTGGCTGAAGATCTGCGCAGCTACTGCAAGCAGTTTGACATGCAGGAAATTGCGTTTGACCCGGCCTTGAGCATGTATTTCGCGGGCAAGCTGATCGAAGAAGGCCTGCCGCTGGTGGAAATTGCCCAGCGCGCGCTGTTCTTCACGCCGCCTTTGATCCAGGTCGAAAACCTGGTGCTTGAAAAAAAACTGAAATTCGACGGCAACCCCGTCATGACCTGGATGGTGAGCAACCTGGTGGTGAAAGTGAGCAAGTTCAACGAGCTGCGCAGCCCCACCAAAGAGCGCCCCGAAAACAAGATTGACGGCCCCATGGCCATGCTGATGGCACTGGGCCGGGCCATGGCCAACGAACCAAAGGAAAACCTTGATGACTTCCTCAACGCACCGATCAGTGGGTGACCGTGTTTAATTCCTTCTACCGTTGGTTCACCCGTGGTGGCGCCATGGCCGAAAGCACTGGCGCGCAAAACCCTGTGCCTGGCGTGGCATTGGTGCCCAACACGGCCAACATCGGCCCCGACGCCGCGCTGCAGATCAGCACCGTGTGGTCGTGCATTGACCGCCGCGCCGCCACCGTGGCCAGCCTGCCGTTCTTTGCCTACGAGCAAATCAACGGCGAAAAGAAACTGGCGCGCACCAGCCTGCTGTACCAAATCTTGCACGAGTCGCCCAACTCGCGCATGACGCCCTTCGAATTTTGGCGCGCCATGGTTATGAACCACGACCTGCGCGGCAACGCTTTTGCGCGCATCGACCGAAACGACCGTGGTGAAGCCATCGCCCTATGGCCCATGCCTGCCGACCAGGTCGAAGTGCAGGTGCTCGATGACGGCGCCATGGTTTACCTGTACCAACTGGGCAGCGACATCGCCGTGCTGGCCTCTGACAACGTGCTGCACCTGAAAAACCTGGGCAACGGCACGGTCGGGCTGTCCAAGCTCGAATTCATGCGCGCCACCACAGACGAAGCGGCCAAGGCGCAAGAAACCGCCTCAAAAGTATTTGGCACGGGCGGCAAACCCACCGGCGTTTTGATGCTCGACAAGGTCTTGACCACCGAACAGCGCACCCGGCTGCAGGCCACCTTTGCCGGCATGGCCGAAGGCAGCACCGCCCGCCTGTACGTGCTGGAGGCCAACATGAAATACGAGCAGCTCAGCATGTCGCCCGAAGACCAGCAGCTGCTCGAAACCCGCAAATTCACGGTCGAGGAAATCTGCCGCTGGTTTGACGTGCCCCCGGTCATGGTCCACCACAGCAACACCACCACCTGGGGCTCGGGCATCGAGCAAATTGTGGACGGCTTCTACAAACTGGCCATTCGCCCCATGCTGGTCAGCATCGAGCAGGCCACCCGCAAGCGCGTCATGACCGCCAAACAGCGCAGCAACATGAGCGCCGAATTCGCCCTGGACGCCCTGTTGCGCGGCTCGCCCACCCAGCGCGCCGAGCTGTACTCGAAAAACGTGCAAAACGGCATCATGACCCGCAACGAATGCCGCCAGCTCGAAAACCTGCCCCCGGTCACCGGCGCCGATGCGCTCACGGCCCAAAGCAACCTGCTCCCGCTCTCCCTGCTTGGCACCGTAACCGCATCGGGCGGCAGCGGCGCAAACATCGCGCAATGAAGGAACCACCATGCTGATCAAAAAAACCCTGCACCTCAATGATGTCGACCTCAAGATGGACGGCGACAGCGGCAAATTCTCGGGCTATGCTAGCGTGTTTGGTGGCGTGGACTCCTATGGCGACACCATCGTCAAGGGCGCCTACGAATCCACCCTGCGCGCCCACGGCAAACCGCTGATGTACCTGGAGCACAGCTGGAGCAGCTTTGTCTCCAACGGCGCCGGGCTGCTGCCCATTGGCAAATACATCACCATCAAGGAAGACGACCACGGCCTGCTGGTCGAGGGCGAACTCACCCCCGGCATGAGCGTCAGCGCCGACGTGGGCGCCGCCATGCGCCACGGCACCATCAACGGCCTGTCGGTCGGCGGCTATGTGAAAAAAGGCGACTACGACGAAACCGACTCGGGCCGCGTCATCCGCAAATGGAGCCACCTGGTCGAAGTGTCGGTGGTGGCCATGCCGGCAGACAGTGCGGCGCGGATCGAGTCTGTCAAAAACGACGGCCTGGATTCGGCCATTAAAGAGATCCAGACCATTCGAGAATTTGAGTATTTCCTGCGGGATGCAGGCGGACTCAGCAAACGGGCCGCTTCATCGCTGGTGGCCCGCGTCAAAAGCCTGATGGACCAGGGGGATCCTGACCAACTTGCCGAGGCGATCGCCATGCGTGACCTGCTGCAGCGCGCCAACCGCCTGCCGCTTGACCGCCTGGCAGCGTGACCCTGTTCCCCTTCCTTCACTTTCTGAAAGACCCTTCCCCATGAAAACCAAACGCACCCTCATGATGGCCCTCGTTGCCGTCGCTTCCCTGATCTCCTTTGGCGCGCAAGCCGCCGGCTACGACGTGCAGGCCTTGCTGGCCAGTCACGCCGACACGGTTGCAGGCCTGTCCATGCTCTGCGCGGGCAGCATCGAACTGCTGATGAAGTCGATGGACAACATCGAAGCTACGCTCAAAGCCGTGTCTGACAAGGCCGACGGCCAGGTTGCCACGGTTGGCAAAATCAGCACCGACACCAAAACGGCCTTGGATGCACTGGGCACCCAGCAGCGCGAGCTGGCTGACCGCCTGCTGTCCATCGAGCAAAAAGGCACGGCACCGGCCGCTCCCCAAGAAATCAGCACCTGGGGCGCCCAGCTGATCAAAAACGCCCGTTACGCCGACTTTGCCGGTGGCAACCTGAACAAACTGCGCGTCGAAGTCAAAAACACGCTGGTCGGCTCAGACACCAATGTGGCACCGGACCGCAAACTTGGCATCGTGGCCGGCGCCATCCAGCCGTTCAGCATGGAGGCACTCATCCCCAGCACGCCCACCAGCTCCAACGCCATCGAGTTCACCCGCGAGGCCTCGTTCACCAACAACGCTGCCGAAGCGTCTGAGGGTGGTGCCAAGGCCGAGTCTGCGCTCACCTGGTCGCTGGTCAACATGCCGATCAGCACCGTGGCTCACTGGATCAAGATCAGCAAACAGCTCGCTGCCGACGCGCCTGCCTTGGCCGCTTATGTGAACACGCGCATGCAGTATGGCGTCAACCGTCGTGTGGACAACCAGCTCGTGGTCGGTGACGGTGTGGCCCCCAACATCAGCGGCACCTACGACGCGGGCAACTTCACCGCGCACGGTTATGCTGACGCTGCCCTAGCCGCGATCAGCGCCACGCTGAAAAAGTACGTCCTGATCCGCAAGGTCATTGCCGACCTCTACACTGCGGGCTACCCGGCCGACGCGATTGTGCTCAACCCCGCTGACTGGGCCACGATGGAGATTGAATCCTTCACCGTCGCGTCCAACATGATCCGCATCGGCATCAACGCTGCCGGTCAACAAACCCTGTTCGGTCTGCCTGTAGTCCAGGCCATCGGCATGGCTGCCGACACCTTCCAGGTGGGCCGCTTCTCTGAGGCTTACATGATTCACAACCGCGAAGGCGTGGTGGTCGAAATGTCTGACAGCGATAGCGACAACTTCACCAAGAACCTGATCACGCTGCGTGCCGAGCGCCGCCTGGCGCTGGCCACTGAGAAACCTGCCGCCGTGCGCGGTGGTGACCTCACCCCGGCCTGATAGTTTGACAACTGAAAAGGCTCACCCCGGTGGGCCTTTTTGTTTGGAGGAACTTATGCAAGTCGAAATTAAATTCAAGCGCACCGGGTCGAGCAGCGTCTACGGGTCGTTCCAGGCGGGTGACCTCATGCGCTGCGACGCTGCCCTGGCCGCGCATTACGTCAAAGAGGGCCTGGCCAAGTACGTCGAGTCGCCCGTAGTCAAAGTCTCTGAGCCCCCGCCCGCACCCGCCAAACGCACCCGCAAACCCAAGGAATAAACCATGCCCTCCGCAAACAGCCTTTTCTTGCCAAAGCGATTGGCAGACGCCTACTTCACCGGCTCTTACAAGATGCTGCTGGTGTCCAGCGTGCCCAGCGAATCAGATTTGGACACGTTCGACTTCCGCAGCGACATCGCCAACGAAGTCGCGGCCAGCGGCACTTACGCCACGGGCGGCGCTGCGGTCACTTGCACGGTCAGTGCGGTGGACACGGCGAACAACCGCGTTTCGGTCACGTTCGGTGCGCCTGCTGCGTTCACCAGCGCGACCATCAGCGCCGTGGGCGGCTGGATTTACAAGGCAGTTGGCTCTGCGGCCACTGACGAACTGGTGACGTATGTGGACTTTGGCGGCACGATCACCTCGACGGCAGGCACTTTCACCGTAACCCTGCCTACACCTCTGTACGTCAACCGATAAGGTTTTCGCGTGGCGCTGCAATACGTCGGTGGTGTCGCAAGTGGGCGCGCGGGTGCCACTGGCACCACGTCACAAAGCCTGACTGGCCTGACCGGCGGTATTGCATCTGCGCCCGCCGAAGGCGATTTTGTTGTTGTGTTTGTGTCGGTGGGCACGGCATCAGGGTATGTGCCGACCACGCTGGCGATTTCTGGTTATTCATCGGAAACGATGCTGTCGGTGACGGCTGTTACCAACTATTCGTACAGCCAAGCCAGTTACAAGTTACAGACCTCGACGCCTGACACGTCGATCACTATTCCATCATCGGGCAATGCGCGTAATGCCCAGCGGTGGGAAGTGCATGTGTTTCGTGGGGTTGATACTGCTGCCCCGGCTGCGTTCACCACCGCCACCGGGTCTGGAACTGGCCGGCCCAACCCCGCTGCCATCACTCCCGGCACGGCTGGGTCATGGATCATGGCGATGTACGCCAGCGCAGCAGCGGCAGGTACTGCGTTCACAGCGCCAACGGACTTTGCGACGGATTGGCTGGGCGGCACAACGGCAGACACTTACGATGCAACGTCCGGTACGGGTTATTACACCGGCTGGACGTCGGGGCCTTATGACCCAGCGGCGATCACCGCAGGCGGCACCACGGGCGCGACGGACAGCTGGACAGCCTACACGGTTGCCCTAAAGCCTCTGACATCGGTTGATGCCACCGGCACAGGCAGCTTGTCGTCAAGCACCTTGACCGCGCCTGACAGCGCGGCCACGGGCGGTGCCAGTGCATCGGGCAGCGTCACTGCCATCACGCAAGATGCGCCCACGGCAAGTGCCACGGGCAGCGCAGAGGCAAACGGGTCGGTCAGTGCATTGACTTTGACAGCACCGACAGGCGAGGCCACCAGTGTGGTCATCGTCAACGCCAGCGCATCGGGCAGTTTGGCAAGTGTGACGCTGACAGCCGCCACCGCAGCGGCAACGGGTGGGGCAGGGGCAACAACATCGCTGGCAACCGTCACACAGACCGCGCCAGTGGCCACGGCAACAGGCGCAGGAGCAGCAATCGGCGCAGCGGCAACGGCCACACTCACAGCGCCCACCAGCGCGGCCAGCGGGTAGGCAGCGGCCGGCGGTGCGCTCACCGGCATCAGCTTGACAGCAGCCACCGGGTTGGCATCAGGCGCGTCGGTGGTGAATGGCAACGCCAGCGCATCGGTGGCAGGCATCAGCTTGACAGCAGCCACGGCACAAGCGGCGGCAGACGCACAGGCAGAAGCGGTGTTCGCATCGCTACAGATCAACCCGGCAACGGGCGCGGCCTACGGCACAGCAACGGCCAGCGGTTTGCTGGCAGGGCTTTCACTCACGCCACTGACAGCAAAGGCGCGAGGCACTGACCCATCGGTGCCAGAACCCGGCGCCATGGTGGGTGGCAGAGCAACAGTCAATGGCAGTCGCCCGGGCAACGTGGGCGGAAGCAGGGCAGGGCAGGTGGGTAGCACCCGCCTGATGGCAACCAACACAAGCCGACCCACAGGCACAGTAAGGACAACACGATAAATGGCACTCAAACTCATCACTGCCGCCACGGACCTGGCCGTCACGCTGGCCGAGGCTAAACTCGCCTGCCGTTTTGACGCGGCGGATCTGGATGCCGACATCACCGCCATGATCACTGACGCCACCCGCCTGGTCGAGCACGAAACCGGCCAATGCGCCATGGCGCAAACCTGGGAACTCGCGCTTGATGCCTTCCCCGATGCGTTTGAGCTCACCCGCCTGCCCGTGGCCAGCGTCACCAGCGTCAAGTACACCGACGGCGCTGGCGTGCTGCAAACCCTGGCGCCGGAGGCCTACACCCTCGACATTGCCAGCGCCCACGGCCCGGCCTACCTGGTGCCCGCTTACGGTGCCAGCTGGCCCGCCGCGCGGGACCAGATCAACGCCGTTGCTGTGCGCTATGTGGCCGGCCACGCCAACGCAGCCGCCGTGCCAAGCCACATCAAGCGCCAAATCAAAATCTTCGTGGCCATGCTGATCGAAGACCCTGCCAGCCTGAGCGACCGCCTGGCCGCCATCGACAAGGTATGGGCATGACCGCCACCCTGCTCAACCACCGGGTCGACCTGCAGCAGCAGGTGGCCACGGTCGACGCCGTTGGCCAACCGTCCACCAGCTGGGAGTCGGTGGCGTTCCTTTGGGCCAACGTGCGGTTTTCCACAGGCCTGAGCGCGATTAAATCGGGCGCCGATACCAGCATCAGCAAAGCCTCGGTGCGCGTGCGCCACGGCGCATTCAACGCGGGCCAGCGCCTAATTTACGGCACGCAAGTGCTTGACATCCAGGCTGTGTTGCCTGATGGTCAAAAAAAGTACATCGACCTGGTCTGTGAGGTGGTCAATGCTGACGTTTAGCCTCAACCTGGCCGGCTTGAATGCCGAACTGGACGCCATCAAAACCAAGGCCGAGCAAGCCATCCGGCCCGCAGCGCAGGCCGGTGCCCAGGTGTATTACGACGCGGTCAAGGCCAGTGCGCCCAAGTCCAAAAAAGGCCACTGGTTTCATGGCAGCTCATTCAAAAGCAGCGGCACCAAATACTGGTTTGAGTCCGGCAACCTCAAAAACGCCATTTACCAGGTCTACGCCAAAGACCAAAGCAACAAAGCCCAGGCTGAATACCAGGTGGCCTGGAACCACCGCAAGGTGCCCTACGGCTTCATGGTGGCCTATGGCACCAAGCGCGGCGCCAAGGCCAATGACTTCATTGGTGCCGCCCGCAAAACAGTGCAGGCGCGTGCCATCGAAGCCATGCTCACCACATTCAACAACCGGATCTCGCAATGACCATCGAGACAGCCATTTATGACGCGCTCAAAGGCCTGGTGGGCAACCGTGTCTTTCCTGACTTTGCACCGCTGGGCACCGTGCGCCCGTTCATCACTTACGAACAAGCCGGTGGCGACGCGCTGCACTTTACTGACGGCACCCTGCCAGACACCAAAAACGGCCGCTTCGAGATCGGCGTGTATGCCGACACCGCCATGACCCGCGCCGCGCTGGCCCTGCAGGTCGAGGCCACCATGGCCGCTGCCCCGGCGTTCCAGGCCACGGCCTTGCACGCCCCCATCAGCGACTACGCCAGCGAAACCAAGATTTACTCAAGCACCCAGAATTTCAGCGTGTTCTCCACCAGGTAGCACGCCCAACCCAAAAGAAGGCCGCCCGTAACAAGGTGGCTTTTTTCATGCCCTCGCGGGCGCAACCAGCCGCAGCAATGTGGTTTTTTTTCGTCCAACTACTTTGAAAGGCCAAAAATGGCACAAGTACCTACCGGGGCAACTTTCTACGTTGCATCCTCCTTTGGTGTTGCTAAAACCATCACCGCTATCTCCAACGCCGCTGAGGCCTTGGTCACTGCCACCCACGACTTTGTCAATGGCGACATTGTTGAAGTCACCTCGGGCTGGGGCCGCTTGAACAAGCGCGCCTTCCGCGTCAAATCGGTGTCCACCACCGTGTCGTTTGTGCTGGAAGGCGCAGACACTTCCAGCACCAGCTTCTTCCCGGCTGGCACTGGTGTTGGCACTGTGCGCAAGGTCTCCACCTTCACGCAGATCACCACCGTCATGTCACCCAGCAGCTCGGGCGGCGACCCCAAAACGGTCACGTACAAATTCATCGAGTCCGATGTCGAGTACATGATCAACGACGGTTTCAGCGCCACCAGCTACGCCATGGAGCTCGACGCCGACAGCATTGGCAGCGCCGGCTACACCGCGCTGAAAACGCTCACCGACGTGCAGACCGACACGGTGCTGAAAATCGTGATGCGCTCAGGCTCCATTCTGCTGATCCCGTGCACGCTGGCCTTGAACGAGTCGGTGTCCTTCACCGACGGCCAGATCAACAAGGTTAAAGCTGCGTTCAACGGCAACAACCGCCTTACTCGCTACAGCGCGTAAACCCCAGGCACCTACCCGCCTTGCTTCGCCTTCGTAGGGCGGGCAGGGTGGGCAAGGGCAATTTTCTACTTCCCTACGAAAGCAACACATGTCCAAGCTAGTCCTCGGCAAAACGCCGGCCACCTTCAAGCCCTTCAACGTCAAATTCGTATTGCCCGATGGCACCGAAGACGCCATCAAGGTCACTTTCAAGTACAAAACCCGTTCGCAATTTGCCGCCTTCCTGAATGAGTTGTTTGTCGAGTCCGGCGAAGACAAGGCCGAGCCCGACGAAAAAGTCGACTTTGAAAAACTCTTTGCCAAGGGTGGCGAAAAGACGGTGGCGCACCTGTCAAAAATCATTGCCGAATGGGACTTTGCCGAGCCGCCCAACGCTGAAACGCTGCGCGCCCTGCACGACCAGGCGCCCGCCGCCGCCGCTGCCATGACCAGCGCATTCAGCGCCGCCTGCACCGAAGGCAAATTGGGAAACTGAAAGCGGGTGCGCAGGCCATATACGCCCGCGTGCCCACCGAACAAGAACTGGCCGGCACGGGCTTTACCCCGGCCGACTACGAAGACGAAGAACCCGTGGAAATCTGGCCGGAAAACATGCCGGCCATCCAGTTATTTTGCAGTTTGTCAACTCAGTGGCGCGTCGGCGCATCAGGCCCTACGGGGCTTGACTACATGCCACTTTTTGCCCGCATGGAGCGCATGAAATTAACCGAACAAGAGCACGAGTGGCTCTTTGAAGACATCAGAACCCTGGAAGCCAAAGCCCTCTCCATCATGAACACAAAAGACGATTAATCATGGCAGAAACCCAAATCAATGTAGGCATGAATGTTGACGGTGTCATCACCGGCACAGAGAAAGCCAAGCGCAAAATCAGCGAGCTGGGCGGCGCTGCGCGTGATGCGGGTACCGAAGCCGGTAAAGGCATGGCCACCATTGGCAACGGCGGTGAGGCCGCTGCCAAAAAAGTTGAGAATGCCACCAACAAAACCATCAACAGCATCCAGCGCCAGATCGCGGCGTTTGAGGCGGGCGACAAATCCTCGCGCAAATACCAGGAGTCGCTGGCAAAAATGCGTGGCATCGACGTGGCCGCGCTGCGCCCCTACCTGGACCAGCTCGACGCCGCCAAAGCCAAACAACTGGCCGCCACCGCCTCGCAAGAATCCATGTCGATCGGCTTTGGCTCCATCAAGGTTGGCGCGTTTGCCGCCGCCGCTGCCATTGGCGCGTTTGCTGCCGCGTTCAAAAACATCGTCAACGGTGTCGACGCGCTCAACGACCTCAAGGACGCCACCGGGGCAAGTATCGAGAACATCAGCGCCCTGGAAGACATTGCCTTGCGCACCGGAACCAGCTTCGACACCGTGGCCGCTGCGCTCATCAAATTCAATGGCGTGCTCAAAGACAACAAGGCCGGCACCGCCACCGCCGAAGCCTTCCGCGCCATCGGCGTCAGTGTTGAAGACCTCAAGGCGCTCGACCCCGCGCTGGCGCTGCAAAAAGTAGCCAAGGCCTTTGCCGGGTTTGCCGACGACGGCAACAAGGCCCGCATCATGCAGGAGCTGTTTGGCAAGTCCACCCGCCAGGTGGCACAGCTCATGAAAGACCTGGCAGAGCAGACCGCATTGGTTCCAAAAGTGACGACTGAAGCAGCCGACGAAGCCCAAAAGCTCAACAACGAGTTTGCGGCCATGAGCAAAAACGTGCTTGACCTTGGGCGCAATATCGCAGGGCCACTGGTGACCGCCTTCAATGAGTTCATCAAAAAGCAGCGCGAAGCCCGCGAGGCTGGCAAGTTCGGCTTGTTCACCACCATCGCAGACATGGAGCGCGCCGAAGCCGCCCGCAAGTCCAAAAACTACGAAGGCTCCTTTTACGTTGGCAACGGTGGCCGCGGTAACGTCAACCCGGCCTTGGTCCGCCCCGCACTCCCTGACCCGCCCGACCGCGCCGCCATTGCGGCCGCCGCATCAGCCGCCCAGAAAGCCCTCGACGAACAAAACCGCGCCCTGGCAGACCAGGCCAAGCTGCTGGCCGAGCTGTCGGGCATGTCGGGCTCGTTCCAGAAAGACTGGGCCGACCTGGCCGCCATCTACCAGCGCGGCGAAATGTCGCTTGAACAGCTTGAGCAAGCCCAGGCCAAACTGCTGGCCAAACAACCCATCATTGCCGAAGGCCTGCGCGCCGAAGAAGAAGCCATCAAGGCCACCGCCAAGGCCCGCCTGGACGCCATCACCGTCGATGATTTGTGTATGCGCTCCTACAAGGGTGGCATTCCCAGCGAGGCCCACCAAAAGCTGGACTTCACCATCTGACCTTGCCCACAGTGCCCCACTAATGTAGTGTAGTTATTAACTTAACTACACTTTTATCATGGAGAAACTAGGATGACCGCAGCTCCCGAGACCAAGACGGCCTTCCGCGGCAAGATCTATGACAGCCTCATCGATACGATCGGCGCCACCCCC